GCGGGGTGACCGTAGTTGCGGCCGTTCCACCCGTTGAGCCGTCCGGAGTCGCGCCGGCACCCGGATCATCGATGTTGGCCAGACGCTGCGCCACAAAGTCCACCTCTGTGCCGATGTCATCCAGCATCGTCTCCGGGAACTGGTACCCGAGCGTGCGCTGCAGGTACGCAATTGCGAACGCCTTGGACATCAGCTGGGCCGTCACCAGGTCGGTGATCTCCTTGACGGTGGCAGCGCGGTCAACCGGGATCGGATCACTGAATGTGTTGGTGACAGTGATGTCCTCGGCCGGCTTGGTCCCATCGAGCGGCAGCCACATGAAGACGAGATCATGCGTCATCACATCCAGGACCGACCGCAGCTCAATCTCCTTCTCTTCGTTCTGCGCCAACACAGGAGCCATCTCCAGCCGCAGCGCGATACCGGACTGGGCGACCGCGACGTCCACCTTGCCAACGGCCACAGCCGAGAGGCCAGAGCTATTGTCCATCGCGTCACGCAGGAAGCTGATGTGATCCTGCATCGGGGTGACGGATGAGATACCCTCGATCCGCCAAAACTTGCTTTCCTTCTTCATCTCCAGCACCACGCCGGGCGAGATGAACCAGTCGGTCTCGTTGCCCTCGCTATCCTTCGGCGGTGCGCTGTCGGTACAGAAGACTCCAAGCCCTTGCAGGGCAATGGAAATGTCCTCGTCGCTCGCGGTCTGGTTGAGAGCCGCAATCAGCGTTTCGATGCCGGCTATCTGCGAGATCCCAAACGGCTCCGTCCCAAAGTCGACGTTGCGTGTGTGGTAGACCGGTAGCGCGGTGATCGACGGAGGCAGCGTCTGGCCGGCCAACAGCGGAGCCAGGTTGGCATCCGTCGAGTACACCTCAGGCACCGCAACGGGCTTCAGGGGCTGGTGGCCGATGAAGCGATCATCCCATGCGTTGGTCTCCCAGAACGTCAACTGCGAGAAGATGGTCACCGGGCTCCCAGGAGCCACCTGCTGCTTCCGGTACTCCAGACGCTGCGCTATCTGGGTATTCTGGTCCACCCAGTAGAGCGTGACGATGTACCATCCATCGGTCACATCGTTGTCGACCGCGTTGGCGATGCGGAAGCAGGAGCGCGGGTCCAACTCCTTGACTGAGATGCGGTCTCCTGCTGGCTTCGAGAGGTCCGCCATGACGTGCCAGAAGGCGTCGCCTTTCAGCAGCATGTTCCTCTTGTAGGACAGGAACTTTGCTTCCATGGCCTCGCGGGTCATCAGCTTCTGCAGCGCGACCTGGACGGTCAACTGATCGGCCGGGTTGTCGCTCGCGCTGGCTACTGTCCACTTCCAGCCCTTGGCGAGGTACCGGTTCACCGCCTCGACCACGCGCTTGGCCGATGGAATGTACAGAGGTCGGTCCTCGGCACCGCGCATCACGACCTGGAAGGTGGTCGGAACGTTGCGGTACATGGAGGTGTAGCCGTCATAGGCTCCGACGCGCACCTGGTCGTCTTCGTCCTGTACCCAGTTGGGTAGCGGGATCCCAAGCGTCTTGATGACGCTGTTGTACTTATCGATGGTCGTCGCCATGTCAGCTACCCAGGTTCGCGTCGACAGAGAAGGTGTAGGAGGTGCCGGCGATAGCCCAGGCAACGCGCCAGAAAGGAGCCTTGATGGTCACCTGCTTGATCTGCTGCGATGTGGCGACAGCGCCCACCTGCGTGAAGGAGTCAGCGGGGGTGGCATCCGCCCACACAGCGCCGTCGAAACTCCACTGCACCTTGACGTCCAGCGTGGTGGGCACGTTGGAGGCCGTCACGTTCAGGAATACGTTGACGTTCTTGGCGTATGGCTTGGTCGACGGATCCACCGTCTGCGTGCCGCTGTTGCCGGTGGCGGCAGAGCGCAGCGACAAGGGAAGTACGTTCATGGTTTCCTCCTGAAGGTGTGCGGGTAGCTTACCGGCCGGTCTTGCGCCGTACGCGGCCGACACGAGCGACCGTCTGACGGACGGTCGCGTACTGGTCCCAAGGCGAGCCGAAGTGCCCCGTCATGAAGCGGCCCAGAGCCTCGGGCGTGTGGTCATCCTTCTTGAGCGGATTCTCTGGCGCTTCCTGGTTCTTGAGTGCTGCCTCCTCAGCTGTCTTGGGGTAGCGGTAGGTGTTGAACTCGCGGATGGTCTCCTTGCAGCGTCGGTTGATCTGCAGCTGCGGCACCCACTCCGGGTGCGACGGATCAAGGTGGGCGATCACCTCGGCTGGCTTCAGCTTGCGCCGGATCCACTCCAGACGATCCTGGATGAGGCCACCAGTTCCGCCCGCACTGCGAATTGATAGCAGTTGCTCAATCTCCCGCGAGCGGTCAGGTTCGGCAGGGTCCGGGTAGAACTCGATGATGCTCGATGGAGTCAGGCTCCGACTCTGCAGGTCGTTGACGGCTTCCTTCGTCGTCCGGCCTCGCTCGTAGTACTCATCAAGGATACGCACATTTTTGTTGAATGGATCGACCTGGATCAACAACCAGACAAACGGATTGGTGAAGCCGTAGTCCAGGCAGGCGTACGTCTTCCAGTTGGGATCGAACTTAAGATCAGCAACGTGGTAGTTCTCATCGAAGTCTTTGAACACTCGGCCCACGAATTCGTTGAAGTCCGCCTTGATCTCCTGGTTGAACAACTCCTGGCTCAAGTCCAGCGCGAGCGACACCACCTCGCTGTCGATGCCCAGAGCCTCGCCAACCTTCTCCCACGCGCGTTCAACGCTGGACTCCCACACCTCATCGCTGATGAAGTTGGTTAGCCCAGAGATGATGGGCAGCTTCTCGGGCACGACCCGTGAGGCCATAGCCGACTGGAGAGCCTGGACCGCGACCATCGCTGTCGTGTCTTGGACCCGCATCCGCTTGTATACGTGGGGGTTGATCCACGACGGCGCGCGGTAGCTCCCCCACTCGGGCTTGAGTGGGTCTTGGCCGTCCTGCCAGACGCGGTAGAACCAGTTGCGTCCCTCTGGTGTCGAGCTATGGAAACTCCACCCATCGAAGTCTGCGAGCGTCGGGCGGAGGAACTTCTGCCAGATGGACGGCTTGAGCTTCGCTGCCTCGGACAGGACTACGCCCGAGAGACCTTCTCCAACAAGACTATCGGGGTACTTGGCGCTCCGCACGTGGCACTGGAAGAGTCCGTCCCACAGCGAGATGTGCATCTCACCTGACCATGGGTTGTTATAAGTACCCGGCTTGTCAAATGGGACTTCCAGCATTTTGAGGGCATTGTATAGGACACGGAACTCCTTCTCCCCATCGCTGTACTCCGGGCCAACGATCCAGTACTCCCGTCGTTGCCCAGTCCTCTTTAGACGGTCCAACTCAGCGAGCGCGGTGAAGACGTACGGCAGCAGCTTGTGGCCGCCGGTCTGGGACTTCCCGGCACGACGTCCAGCCGCTAGCACAATATTGCGTCGCTTGTCGTTGAGGGCAGCGAGCTGCACCGGGTGGGGCTGCCAGCCCAAAGTTGCCGACAGCCCCTGCTCGCCTTGCAGCGCTTCGATGAGGTCAGTCATCGTCGTCTACTGCGTCCGCCTCGGCATGCCGTCGCTCGATGCGAGCCAACGTCAGCCGTAGCAACCCGTCGATGACGTGATCCGGCTGATCACCTTCCTTGTAGATGGTGATGTAGGCAGACCGCGACTCCCCATCGTCGCTCCAGCCCATCTGGTGCCCGCACAGAACCCACGACGTCAGGACCAGTCCGCCCAGCCCCTCGCTCTGGCTCCACTTCATGGCCTGCACGAACTCTTCCACCGCAGCGTCCAGCTTGGACTGCGCGGCTTTGATCTCCTCCGGGCTCACAGCGGTCCCACAACTTCGATGCGTGGCGGTAGGTGGCCGCGATTGATGTTGCGCCGGTTCCAGTCGGCCAGCCACAAATCCTCATAGCGCAGCACAACTAACGGTATGCGGACCTCGCCCAACCGTTGGATGCGCTTCCAGTACCTGCGCACCTCCTGGTATCGCCTCCGCTGTCGCGCGCTCATCACCGCGCGGTCGCTGTGGACCGTCACGCCAAAGAACAGGCCCCCCATGTCCATCTTCATCGCGGGTCCTGCGCAGCCGCCGCCTTCATCAGGTTCGCCATCATCTCGGCCGGCCAGGACTCCTCCATGTGCTCCTTGTCGAGAATGAACGCGGTGGAGCTGACCTCCACCGTCTTCTCTGCCCTGTCCGGGTTGGTCGGGTATTCGTCCATCATCTCGATGTAGATGCTAACGCGGAACATCCTCACTCCTCCTCGCATTTGCAGGCGTCCAACGCCTTATCACACGTCTCGCACCAATCGACATACATCGTTCCATCGTTCTCGCCACCGTCGCCTTCCTCGGCTTCCGGCGCGGTCCACTCTTCGTCGCCATCGTCTACTTCGGACGCTGCCTCTTCGCCAGCCATCCGCTTCAGCATCGTCTGCCACGGCGCGGTCGTGATCTCGACTTCGGTCTTGCCCACCACGCCCGCCCGGTCGAGCAGCTGGCTGATGGCCTTGATCTTGTCTCCGTCGCTGACGTTCTTCTTCAGCAACGCGATGCGGATGAGCTCGCTCACAGCGTCCTCGGCCGACCCCAGCAGATTCTTCAGGGCGTGCTTCCGGACGTTGGGCAGTTGAGCTCCGTGCCGCATGCAGACCTTGGTCCCGCGAGCCGACCACTTGACGCAGCGCGAGCCGCGATAGTGCCCTGACCGCGTCAGCGACACGCAGCGCTTCTCATCCGGTGGGACCCATGTCCACGTCATCCGGCCTTCATCGTCGCTCTCCCGGTCCAGCTCATACCGCAGGAGCTTGACCTTGACGAGACCGGACGTCCCAGGGTCGTCTCCAGGCATGACCTTCCCAGGCCTAGCTGGAGGGTTGCCCTGTCGGTTGACCACCCCCGCTGCTACCACCTTGGCCTTGGATTCCTTCTTGCGCGCTGCCACGTCGGTCCTCCAGCTCTATTCCGTGAATCAAGGGTAGCTGGTAGTTGCCCACATCTACCTCGTTCGCGCGCTTCGCGTTCACGTTGATCTGCTCGAAGGGCAACATCTGGCACCCGAGCCACACCGCTGCCACGCGACCATCGAGGCCCACCTCAACCTGCAGGATACCATGTGACGGCGCTGCGCTCGTAACGCGGTAGGTCCGTGGGTGCTCCGCTGTGCCGAGGTAGCTCCTGGGCTCGCGGATCTCCTCAACCAGCGCAGCCGGATCAGCGAACGTCGGAGCCTTGGCGCAATCGGGCTTGTGCGCCCGGCCCGTCAACGACTCGCAGCACGAGCGCGTGGAAGGCTCCTGGGCCATCATCCGCCCGGCAGCGCGGGCAGCGTCCAGGATGCTCTGTGAGCTCTGGCCTCTGACGGTTGGCTCGGGCACTCCGGGAGCCATCACGATCCCGGAGCGCGTGCACTGGTGCCAAGGTAGCTCGCAAGGAACGTCGTTGTGGGTATGGTCCGGTGCTCGCATCTCAGTCTCCAATCCCCCCAGGCGCCACGTTTGGCGACTCCAGGCTTTCGATCCTGCGCTGTTGCTGATCCACCAGCGCGGTCAGCTCCTTCAACGCTCCCCTCATTGCGGTGTGGAACGTCTCGTGGATGCCCCATTCGGCGTACGCGCCGCACTTGAGGCAGATGATGATCTTCTCAGCGCCCATCGACCGCACTCCCATCGTCTTCCCACTGCAGCGAGCTGGCCGGGTACGGCGGTGGCTCGTGCTGGTCGCCAGCGGTCACCGGTAGCTCCACCGTCTCCACCGTCCTGATAGGACGCTGCGGCTTGTCAGCCTCGAAGCGCTCGTCAGGGAACAGCTCGAAGTACCGTTCCCGCGAGCGCGCAATCTGCTCTTCGGTCAACTCGCCAATCTCCTCAGGCATCAGTCCGTCACACTCCTCATAGCCATAGCCTTCAGGGATACGTACAACATGGATCTGGTGCGGCTCGTGGGTCCCTGGCAAGCCGCATCTCTCAGACTTCATTCTGGTCACCGGTAGCTCCAGCGGCGGTGGGTGGGCGATGGTGCCGCCTGGGCAGTCGGGCTGTTGCTCGATGACGCCAGGGAACGTCGTACGTCTCGGGCAGGTGCACAGCGGATGCCGGTCGGTGAACCGGCGCTCGTGGTGGCTCACGATTCTGGCAACGGTTCCGCGAGGATCAGCCGAGACGTAGCGCACACAAGAAACGTGCCCTCATCGCTGGTCATGAAGAACGTCAGGCCTTGGCGTTCCGTCACCACGCTGACGTCAGCCACCTTGCGTTCGATCGTGCACCCGCGTCCCTCGATCAGCACGCGCATCGTTTTGGTCCTAGCCATGGTTCCACCCCACGTCGTCTCCATAGCTCTCGATGAGGCCAACGCGGGCTGGGTCCTCAACCGTCTCGGCAATCTTCTCAGGGTCGGTTTCCTCAGGGTTACCAATCCTCGTCGCGTACACCGTCATCAGTTCCTCGTTGGGGTTCATGTGGTCATAGTTCGGCTTCTGTATAACGCCGTCTACACCACCGAACTCGCTTTCTCCAATAGCCATCTAGCTAATCCCCTTAGCTTAAGTTGTACTCACCGATTTACAGCAAACAACGTTGCTCTCGCACAAGTCTAGCCGAGGCCATCCGAAGCCAGCCGAAGCCATACGACTATCGCTGCAACCTCCTGAGTAGACGGTCAACCTTCAACAGCCCAGGCCCTAGCATCCACCACAGCACTCTCCCAGACCTCCACGCCAACACATCCCAACGGCTCATCGGCTCCACTCTTCCTCATCTCCAATCCTACAACCGTTGCCTACAAACGACTTTCTACAACGTAGACCCGTAGACGGGTTTCTGCAAGTTAGTTCCGGCCTAGACGAATCGAGGCGTATCCCGCAAAACGATCTTTATGTCAACGTGCGCGCGTAAAGGCGGAAGCGTATATAACCCGTCTACTCGTCTACCTACTATCAACTATCTATCTACTATCCTTATGCCGCAACACTTTGCTGCGTAGACGGGTTTGCCTCACAACCTGTCTACTTCCGTCTACGCCCGTCTACGCTTTCAGGCCCCGTAGACGGGTTTTCGTAGACGACTTTTCTACGGTTTTGGCCAGCAAAACCACACCGAAAATCGCTGCTACCTAACACTATCCCAGCCGTCGTTCACCTTGATTCCAGCGCGCACCTTGATCACGTCACCATCCGCACGGGCCGACTTCTTCCCGTAACCCTTGCCCTCCATCTCCTTGCCAAACGCAACCAGCGAGAGCCTGTCACGGCTCGCTACGCCGCTCATGTCGCACCAGGTTCGGTACGCCTGGAACAGCCGGCTAGGAGTTTCCGAGCACTCGCCACCCCGCGTGCACGCTTCCGAGATGAACGCGTCAAGCAGCGAGAGCGAGTCTCGGAATGCCATGTTCGCTTCGATCAGCGAGGCCGGCATCACATCCGGAAGGGACGGACGACCAAGGTTGGCCCACCGCGTGAAGCCCCCTAGACACCACATGAGGATTCCGTCAGCCTCGGCCCGTAGGTTGTGCCCTAGGTTGTAGTCTTCCTTCCGAACACGCGAGCTAAACGGCACCATCACAAGCCGCTTCCACAGGGCCTGGTCGGCTCCGTTGATCGTTGGAGAGGAGTTCGACACGAGCCAAGGCGTGAAGGATGGCTTGCGGTAGACATAGTTGCTTCTCATCCCTCTGGCTGGGATCACCGACCCACCAGTGAGCCGCTTGATCTGATCGGGGTGGAGATGTTGTGCGCTGCCAAGTTCCTCGGCCACGACGATGCGCCGGGGGAGCGCATCGAGTAGGTCAGGCCTTGGCTTGTCGTCCGGGTTGTCGCGTAGGACGCTGGCCGGCATAGGACCA